CGCAGAAAAGAAAACACCCAGCCATTTGGCTGGGTGTGAAGTACATAAGGAGACGAAGTAAAACTTCGTTTTTTAATCTACCTCAGTTTATCATGAGTAGGCACGTTTATTCCGACGAAGCAGCCGAAGCAGCGGCTTTTGCCTTTTCCGCCTGAGAAGCATACTCATCTTGCTTGGCTTGCCACTTCTTTCTAGCCTCGAGGCGTGCGACTTCTTCTTCTTCGAGTAGTGCCTTATGTTCCTCGAGTTTCTTCTTATTCTCGAGAGCCTTTAGATGCTTCTGAGAGAGTGCATACTGTTCTGCCGTATAGTCAGAAAGGTCAAGACGATGATTATTCAGCGGGGAAAGTTCATCCCAATCGGGCTCCTCGTCATGTCCTGCAATGAGTTCTTCGAACTCGCGGACACCGGTGGCGAACTGGCTAATGAGTTGACGAAGAGTGAATGCTTGGTCGGGCTGTGTAAGACTAACCTCGTCGGAATAGTCAGCCCCTGCACGGGGCTGATAATTCCAAGATGTACGAAATTTTATAGTTTCCATAATACAAAATGTTAGAGTGACGGTATAGAATAAAAGTCCATTGGACGAATTGCACGCACATGGTGAGCAACTTGTACTATAAGACGCTTCGAATCGTTACCAGTATAGGCAAAAATACGATTAAGGTCATCGCCGCGCTCCTCTGGACGAACCTCGACGAACTTTTGCGAGAGTACTGGAGTATCGGAGAATTTTCTACCGAGATGCCAGAAGTCGAGGTCGTCACGTAAATCGCCGTGAACCTCGTTACCGTGAAACTTATACTCCGCATACCGAGGAGTGTAACCAAATGTACCCTCGTTTGCTTCGAGAGAATTAGAAAAGAAAATCTCCGAATTCTTTATCTCCTGCTCTCCAAGATTTTGGAAAACTGGGAAGAAATAGTCGAGTTGGTCGAACTTTGTAAGGTCGCGAGGACAACCATTCATATAAGACGAACGAGGAATAACGGACATAATACCGATAATATAACCATGCTCGTCGACGAACTTCTTTATACGACTACTCTTGCCAAAGGCTGCACCTTGACCTGCCATATTTGCCTGCGGGGATGCTTCATCGCCGCTAACAATCGACGCGGAGTTTTGTAATACGTCAGCAATGACGACGGGTGCTTTGCCGCCGCCGAGGTACTGCGGGCGGTCGAGACGCAAGTCTTTTGGTGCAACACCGAAGTTACCGAGCAGGAACTCCTTTAGACGATTACCAGTGCGAGCACGCAATTCAAACCACTTTTGTAATGCGTTAGCCTTACGAAGATCGTTAATTGTGGCAGCAGTAACTTGAGACATATCGGCATGAAGACCAGAAGAACCTTCAAGAGACTGGGGAGAAATTTTACGTAGCTCATCGCCAGACAGAGGCTGAGCATCAGCATCAGGATAGTTAGCCGTTTTAACATACTTAGAATCAGAAGTATTATACTGATATCCGATATTACCACCAGATGAAAGACCAGAACCAACAACATGCTTTACATAGTCAGGAGTTGGTACGATACCATCTTTAACAGTTTGAGAACCTTCCAAAATAGCACCACCTAAGACTGGAGCATCGCCAGTAAGAGGGAGAGTAACGTCGGCACCTCTTTGCGGCCAAGGAAGCGCCGAAGTGAAATAATCCTTTTCCCATGCGCGTTGACGCATGAAAAGGAAATTCACATACGTTCCTGGGTTGAGACGGCCATTTACATCATTAAAAAGGTCTAGCTCGTCAGAAAGATTTTGGTCGCGATAATACTCGCGCCAAATAAGAGCGTAGGCAAGAAGTCGATTTGCCTTTACACGTTGATTTCCATAATTCTTATTTTCGTCGAGAATAGGATAACCAAGCATATCCCACAAAGAACCTTTACCACAAACTTCTTGATGAGTTACACCGAGAGTCTGCCCTGCCTGAGAAGAATGGAAAGTATTTACTTCCTGGACAAGTAGGTACTGAGGAACTGGGACATTTTCGACACTAAAACCTTTTATCCAGTCGCCGAATCCATCCCAGACGAGACGCTCAGGAACATAGAAGTAGTGCACATACATATCAACATTGTCCATAATTGGAGCAATGAGAGGCTGGAAACGGAGAAAATACGCAGTATCAATGCGAAATTTATCACCCGGGACAACTGGCTCGATATAACAGGGAACAAGGTTACCAAAATCGAGCGTGAACTTGTTAATGTACGACAAATCGTGCGTCGAGTGTCGTGGTTTCCAGAGTTTAACTTTCTGGAAAATGTTTGCTTCATTCATTTTTCTAATCTTGTAATATATCTACTTTGTTTTCGATGGCGCTCGAAATACTTCTCGTTAAATTCACGAAGTCGGTCGTGAAGTTCGGTCTGAGAAAACTTTTCGAGCAACTTTTTTCTTGCTTCTTCGAGAGCATCCTTTTTCTTGGTCTTAATTACCTCAAGTTCTTGCTCATCGAAAATCTTATCGACGTAATACCGTGGTAATGCACATTTATGCATATCGATAGCACTACAAGTGTCAAGACGTTTTTTATAAACATCGAAATTCTTCGCTTCCCAAATATGGGACTCTCCGAAATGTTTAGACACTCGACGAAAAGGAGGATAGCGTTTCAAAAGGAAATCATCCATTTCTTGTTTACCAACCACATAATTAGCGAGATACCGCAACCGTGCAGGAACAACTGGACGAACGTCGACAATACCAAATTTCCAATATTGCTCAAGATACTTTTTCGCTACAATATTCATTGCATTGTATTGTATTGGTAAGTTCAAAAGCAACAAATGAAAATGTGGACGTACCTGAGGAGGAGGCGAATATTCGCCAATAGCATACCAACGTATATTTTTCTGCTCTTTATGCCTATGCAACTCATGGCTAAACTTATGCCAATCCTCTTTGGAAAGGTACGGAGTACCAAGACCACGAAGACGAGGAAGTGAACGCTCGGTATAGGTAAGAGTTACAAAATAGGCATTATCACATATCGCCAACTCCTTCGACATACGGAAATACCAATCATCGCTTTGACGTTTTAGGCATGCACAACATTTGCCACACGGCACCGAAATGAAAGCCTCGTCGATGTCGGGGTTGAAGTCCTTTTTTGGATTTCGTATGCGAAGAGGATAAAGGCACTCCATTACAATCTAATGCCGCCACGCGAAATACGAATGTACTTGGAACGCTTGAACCTGGTTTTAAATCTTCTTTTCATAATTGTATAATTTTAGAGTTAAACAAAAAATCCTCTATAATATAATTTCGAACGAACTTACTAACATCTAAACCACGCATAGCAGCAAGACGAGACAACTCAGAATAAACATCTGAAGGCAAACGAACTTGTAAAACTTTTCTATCTTTACTCATCTACTTCGACATATTTAATTTGTCCGCCAACAGTCTGACGTTTCTTATATAACTTACCATTACGGTAGTACTGTACATGTTCTTCTCCTGGAACATCTATTAACTGAGACAAAGCAGAGAATAAAGCATAACGATATTCAGGCTTTAACTTAGGGTCAACACCAGCTTTTACAAGTGCTCTTTCAAAAGAAGCAATGAAATTCTGAGAGTCAAGAAGAAGAGCATTATTAAGAGCCTGCTTGAGTAAAGCACCATTTAAAGCAATTTGAGAAGGAGCAACCGAAGCCTGTGCCTTCTGATTAGAAGCAGAAGCATAATAATATACTTCCTGTGCTTTTTTAACTGCATGCTCGGCAACCATATTCTTCTCTTCCTGAGTAAGATTATACCACTTCTGTTTTAACGCATTTACCTGCCAAGTCTTTTCATCGTACTTAAACTCCTTATCAACAGAACGAAGATAACTCTCTGCTTCAGCAATTTCAGCACCAGCACGTTTTGAACGTCTTTCACTGTCTGCATTCTCTGCCCAGAAAGGCATTTCTTTTTGGGTACGGAAATTTGCAAGACGTGCAGCCTCTGCTTGTTGTTCTTTGAGTGAGGCCTCTGCTGAGAGAACTTTATTCTGCTCCTTAATATTCAGATTTTGCTCGTGAAGATTTTTAACTTGAGCAGCAGTAATCTGAGAAGCAATCATATTTTTAACACTATCAGTCTTATATGAACTGGAAGGAGTAGAAACATTACCAATATTTCCAGAAGCAGACAAAGACTGAGAACCAGCACCATAAATTAAATGGGGATTAAGGCCTGCAGCCTTAAATCTATCCATTACATTTTTAGGAGAATAATACTCCGTCTGCTTCTCCCAATTTTCATTTTGGAGTTTATTCTGGTAATCCATTAACTCTTTAGAAGCAGAAATATTACGATTTTTGTCAATATCTGACTGCAAATTATCAGATACAAACGAAAAAGGGTCTAACGAAGAACCCCA